TAATAGTCTACGACCTATTCTCATAGACTTATTAGGCTCAGAAGCAGAAGCTAATAAAGTATTAAATGCAGCCATAAAAGATATTAAAGATCAATATTCTGAAGTTAAAGACATAACAAAAGACTTGGGTATGACCTTTACAAGTGCTTTTGAAGATGCTATTATCGAAGGTAATAACCTACGTGATGTATTGCAAGGTTTGCTTGAAGATATTGCCAGAATAGTTATCAGAAAATCTATACTTGGGCCGTTATTTGGCAATATATTTAGTGGTTGGTTTGGTGAAGGGGCTGCTTTTGAGAGTGGTAAGGTACTTCCTTTGGCACGTGGTGGGATTGTCAAAGCTCCTACATTATTCCCCATGGCAAACGGCGCAGGGCTCATGGGAGAAGCTGGGCCGGAAGCGATTATGCCACTGAAACGTACTTCAAGCGGTGACCTTGGCGTGAGAGCAGAAGGCGGAGGCGAAAATATAAGTGTAACGATGAATATCAATGCTGTAGACGCTAGGTCATTTGTGGACTTACTTACAAGCAATAGAGCGGTTGTTGAAAATATTGTGATCAATAACCTTGTGCGCAATGGCCAAGTGCGCAAGGCTATAAGGGAGGCTATCTAAATGGCTACTTTTTCTTATATGCCGTATTGGGTATATGAATATACAACCGACCATAACGTGCTTATATCCACATTTGAAAGCGGACGAGAGCAGAGACGATATAAAGGAGTAAGACCTCGCAAATGGAAGCTAGTATTCAGACAAATACCGAGCATAATTGACAACATTGTGTCCTTTTTCAACGATAGAAAGGGTGCTTATGAAGAATTTACTTGGACTCCTCCTGGCTCAACCTCTTCAATACGTGCGAGGTTTGAGTCTAATTCACTAAAAGTAACACATTATGGCAAAGCGTATGCCGAATGTGAGCTTACAATTCAAGAGGTGATTGAATAATGCCTCGTGGAAGCGGTAGTTTTAATACGGCAGTTTCAGGAGATGCAGTTGCGCCAGTCTTGTTGGTAAGGATTATCAATTTGAAACATTTAACGGATGGCACAACTCAGTCAATTTATCTCACCGACTACCAAGAGCCGAACGTGCTGACAATTGGTTTCTTTGATGAGAGAGGCAACCCAAAAGATTATGTATGCTGTAACATAAGATATGATCACGTCGAGGTATCAACTGACAATACATTAAGCGAAGTAGAAATATCAATTGATAACGTTGATAGGACATTTAGCGCAGCAGCACAATATTATAAGCTCAACGGTACACAAGTACATGTGCTTACAGCAGAGCGAAGCGTGCTACATACCCCAGATGGAGCTATTATGCGTTTTGCGGGACCGATAAAAGAAGCTAGGATTAACGAACACATGATCAAGCTTAAAGTGACAAACGGTTATTCGTTGTACTCACGAATACCAAAACGTCTTTATGATGCTAAGCATTATCCATACATACCAAGCGCAAAAGACCCGAGGATTGTTCAACGATGAGGCTTGCAGATTTCATCGGGCTGCCATGGAAGATTGGAGGACGAGACTTTGAAGGAGTAGATTGCGGCGGGCTTTGCATGCTTGCGGCTAAACATCTTTATGACATACATATACCCGACATTTGGCAATACGACGAGACAAACAACCTGGACGTTACAATGGAAGTGTTGCAAGACTTGTCTAAAATAGCTTCACGTGTCGATAAACCGTCCAATGGAGACGTCATATCCCTACAGCTTTCAGCAGGATATGTACATTATGGACTTTTCATTGACGGCAGGATGCTCCATATAAGCGAGAACACTAGATCCAGACTATCTCGCCAAGTGCTACATCGTAATGGCAATATAGTGTACTGGAGATTTAGTAAGGTTGGTGATTACAAATGGGCGTAGGAGCGCTCATTGGAGCAGTAGTTGGGGCAGTAGCTGGGGCTTCGGGAGTAATTATAGCTGGCTTTACGGCTGGTACAATGTGGGCCGCAGGTGCGGCAATTGGGTCTTTGTTTGACAAGCCCGACCCACCGAAACTATCAGGCTTCGGATCAGTAGAAACTGGTGGCAGCCCTACCTATTCCTTTGGGCCTATACAAAACACGAAGTCACAATTGTTACCAGTTCCCATAGTGTACGGTAGGGTACGATTAGCTGGCAACATTATAATGCAAAGGTTTTTAGATGCCGAAAAAACAAGGCAAGATATGCTTATTGCACTTGGTCTTGGCGAATTTGAAGATATAACCGATGTTAAGGTTAATGAGATACCGTTGTATGTAGGCACATCAGGGAATCCCGAGGGTTGCTCACTAAATATCTATAAAGGGACACGAACACAGGGGGCAGACAGCAGATCACTCGGCGGCAAAAGATATCCGAATACAGCTTATTTAGCGGTAACGTTGAAGGCAAGTGAAAAAATATCGGGTAACCCTACTATCACGTCGATCGCTAAAGGACGGAAAATATGGACTCCAAGCGGTGTAAGATATACTACCAATCCTGCATGGGTTGTTTACGATATCTTAACTGGCACGTATTACGATCCCGAGAGCGGGTTAAACGAACCAGTTGGGCTTGGTCTTCCGAGAGAACTGATAGACCTAAGTTCCTTCATAGAAGCAGCCGAATATTGCGACCAGCAAATTAACGGTAAGCCACGCTTCAGTATAGACTATACTATCGACACTCAAAAGAGGGCAATAGATCATCTTGCTGATATATTGTCATGTTTTCGTGGGGCTTTGCTTGCAAGGGATAAGATAGCACTTTATATCGACAAACCAGTAACAGCTCCTTATAAAGCCGTGGGGTTAGACGATATCATCGAGGGTAGCTTCACTTGGTGGCAGCGACCCGACGATGAGATATACAACAGAGTAATTGTTGAGTGGACAGATCCAAATCAGCATTGGGAGCAAGTAATATCAGTATTCGAAGATGAGGAAGATATTGCTGAGCGTGGCATTGTGGAACGGAGATATTCACTTCTTGGTATCACGAATGTTGAACAGGCAGGACGAATGGGAGCTTATCTCATTGACATCGCAAAAGGGTCTAAGAACGCATGCCAATTTGCTTTGTCGATCAAGGACAGCGACATCGAAGCAGGCGACGTAATCGCAATTACGCACGACCTGCCGGGTTGGGAGAACAAATGGTTCCGGGTTGTAAAAGTTGACGATTACGACGACGATACGGTAGTTGTCACCGCTTCGGAATACGTACACAATGCATATAACGATGTGGCTTTAGATGTTTATCCAGCAATTGACACAGGCTTACCGACACCTTTTGATGTATTACCGCCACAAAACTTACAAGTTACAGAATGGGGATATCGTACAAGGAATGGTGCTCATATAGCGAATCTCGACTTAACTTGGAATGCGCCGCCAGCTGGTAGTGCTCGTGTGGAATATTACGAAGTTTACATGACATACGACGGTGTTAGAAGGTTAGCTTCACAAGTTGACGGGCAAAGTACTACTGAGGAATTTTTGTGTACATTGACAAATGTTCCGATTACTGACAATCTTTTAATTCAAGTGTATACAAGATCAGTATACGGGGACTTATCAGATCCTGTACAAAAAATAGTGCATGTTATCGGTTTAGACGCACCACCGCCACCACCGCAGGAAGTGGTTGTAGCGCAGCGAGGAACATATATAGTTGTTGACGGCATCATCCCCTCTATGCCAGATTTCAAATGTCTCGAATGTAGAATAGATGGCTCATCGTGGAGCGATGCAAATTACGTAGGTAGATACGAGAATTTTCCGTTTGAAATTACAGGGCAACTTGATGGCACTCACATAATAAGGGTTAAAATTATAGACAACGCTAATCAAGAGTCAATAACGGATGCCATCTATATTTTGACCGTTACGGGCATAAATGAAATGTTAAACGTAATATTAGAGCGTGACGACATCGAGCTAAAGACGGGCACATTAACAAACCTTTATCGGCGAGCAGACGGCATTTTAGTTTCATATGACACGATACAATACGGTGACTTAGCCGATACATACGGCGAGCTGGACATAGANACATATCNAGTNTCNGTNGGTAAAACTTACGAGGTGCTCTCGCCTGTAATAGATACATACAAGATCGGCAAAACGTCATTGCGCTTTGACTTCGCTTGTCAGGCTGTTATGTTTGAGGCGACGTACGGCAATATCATAGATAGAACATATGGTCTTTTCCCGAATGACACATATGGGTCTATATCAATTTTAACGAGCCAAGAAATAAAAGTGCGTTTCAGTAATAATGAGATAGAATGGTCGGATTGGGAGTTATATGTATCAGGAGAAAAGACATTCCGCTATACACAATATTGCTATAAACTTACACCAGACGGCACACCGTCGCATCTTACGATTAATAAACTGAAGCAAATTTACGATGTGCCAGACATTGAAATTGTCGATATGATTTATGTTCCAGCAGGCGGTATGACAATTAATTTCCTGGCAGACTACGGCAAAGACTTTTACTTCCCCCCAAGAGCTGTAATACCAATTATTCTTGACAACGACGGCTCAATATACCCAAACATTTCAGATATTACAGCAGATGGGCTTAAGATAACATGCTATAATGTTAATGGTACGTCAGTTGCACACAATGTCCAACTGGCGATCTTAGGATATTAAAATACAAAAGGATGTGATAAGATGAGTCAAGTTTTTAGGGCAACACCTCCAGACGCAACGACCAATATATTGCAGGACAATATCGACCAGATAAATAACGATGAGTCGTTACGTTCGCTTTTTAGCGGCACGTCGTTCCCCACCTCTCCAGCTCCAGTTATTGGGCAACCGTGTTATCGAACGGATGAAAAGCTATTATACATCTACACAGCGGATGGATGGGTGGAAGCGTCACAGATCGGATCAATACCAAATGAGGTTAAGGTAGCACGTGGTATACAAAACAGTCTCAACTCAAGGCTTTCAGTATCATTAAATGAGGACGGGTCGCTTAAAAACCCCACGACAGCAAATGTTAGTGAATGGAAAGAAACGGGGATTGCTGTTACTCGCATAGACGGCACATCATTTGAGGTAGACACTGACCAAACGGCGATATTTACTAAATACAGAAAATTAAAAGTCAATACTGAGTCATCGTATGTCATTATGCATATTACTGACTCAATATATGACAGCATAAACGATAAAACTATTGTCTATGTATCAGAATTTCTACCAGCGACTATTACAAGTGTTGATTATGGGCTTGTACAAAATTCAGTCCCTGCACAATATGTAGTTGGGCCAGGCACATCTACTGACGGTGGTTTTGCTGTATTCGATGGCACAGACGGAAATAGATTAAAGAACGCAGAATTCCAACCAATAAAAGGGCCAGATTCATCTATAGATGGCGGCATCGCTGTATTCGATGGCACAGACGGTAAGGTATTAAAAGTCTCTGGCTCTAAGCTGTCTTCATGCTACGAACGTTGCAGTGTTCCATCCATCAAGGGCACATTGACAGCCGCTGACAGGTACACATGGCTAAGTCCAGCTGGCGGACTTAACGTCGGCATTAATGGAACTGTTTACACACTCACAAGTCAGGTAGAACTAGACCTGAGCAACAGCGAGCATTGGGACAGCACATCGCCTGACTATACTATAGCTGCCAACCGTGCTGGTAAAGACTTCTACGTGTACGCCTGCCAACCATCAAGTGGATATGCGCCTATCCTCATCCTTTCAGCCAATTCAACGTATCCCGCAGGATATACAGCCGACACAAGCCGCAAGATAGGTGGCTTTCATTGTTTATGTTTAAGTGTAGGCACCATTAGCGGACATCCCCTCTCTGGCTTTGTGACTGGTGATATCTTACCCTTATCTGTGTGGGACTTATTACATCGTCCTAAGACAGCATCACCAGAGGGTATGGTTTGGTGCCCATCGGCAAACATATGGGTTGACATTTATTTACAATCAGGGACAGGATCAACTACAGCATCGGCTTACGGTGCTACCACCACGGATACGAGAACATGGATGGACCACGTAGATGACCTTGGAGCAGTTGGGAAAAGATTGCTTGATGATGCAGAATTCCAGCTTATAGCTGCTGGCGGCAACGAAAAAACGAATATTCAAGGATCAGTTGATCCTGGTACAACTGGGGGGCATGTCGATACAGCAGGTAGAAGGATGATTTCATCGATAGGTTGCGAGGATTGCACTGGTGTGATGTGGCAATGGCTCAGCGACCAGTCGTATCGCAGCGATGGTACAGCATGGGATTGGAAAGATTTGCCAGGAGGGAAGGGTAACATTTATACACAGGGCACTTACGGCGATATAAAGCTTCGGGCGGGCGGTAATTGGGACGATGGCTCGGCTTGCGGTTCGCGTTGTCGTATTGCGAATA